TTGTTGGAGTGTAATCTGTCAATTCAATTTGATTCATATTAAACGTCCCCGAACCATCCACAAACCACATCCTACGAATAGATTTAAAATCTGTTGCAGTTATAGTTCCATATTCTTGACCAGAAGCAAAAGCGATAGAGGTCGTTCCAATAGCATAATCCTTGTTTACCTTAATAGCGGTATTGGTCATTTGGTCTTTCCACTCATTTATCCAATCATTTAAAGTATTATCAGTAACAAAAGAAGAATTAAATAGTTTATCTCTAATACGTTGTCTAATTCTATAAAGTGAATATTGTGAATTACCAGCTGGTAATATCCAAGCTGAATCATCACTATATCCTGAAGTAACAGAATTAAAATAAGCTGTTTTATAAGCGTATGTTGCCGCACCTGCTGTATGGTCGAATTGAGTGAATGGGTTATCAGCAGTTATTGATACTGTTCCATCTGTAATAGCAGTCGCAGTTCCAGCTGTACCAGTAGTAGAAACTTTAAAAATTATCTTGTCAAATATTATTGGATAGACTGGAGTATCGGTAGGATGAGAATAAGAAGTAGTACCAATTATAGCTAAAGCTGTTCCAGCAGGTGCTGTTCCAGCTAACATTTGTACTTCTGTTTGTTCCTCACCAGTTTCACCAATTTGAATACCGTATGAAGCACTAAATGAATTTAAGTTTTTAACTGGGATAGAAGTTGCTGTTCCAATCGAGTTGCTAATGTATGTTTTGGGAAGTCCTTGTGTATTTGGATTTGGTTGTTGTATTATCATTTTATGGATAGGTTAGACAAAGTAATAACCCCATAGGTTGTCCACTATTTTTACCAACTGGTGTCGGTACTGTATAGTTATAACCTTTATAAATACTTCCATTATATGGATTGTTATTTAATAGTAATGCAGAAGTTGGTTTTTGTCTAAAATTTAATGCCCTAGTCGGTTCTATTTTCCAAATTAAAGCTGATTCTGGTTTAGCACCTATTTTTAAATCCCTCCCACCTAATTCAACCATAGCATTTAGAGCAACCATAGCATTTAAAGCAATGCCACTTCCACTATATATAGCATTTGTTTTTATTAGTTTAGAATTAGTAGGTTTTATTTTATATATCATAAGATAGAAACAATTATTGCTGTTAGTCCTACTACAACAAATAAGACTGGGAAGATAATGTACATAAATATTGCTAGTTTCATAGTTTTCCTTGTTTTTTTAGATTTTCAATAGCAACCCTTCTCGTCTCTGCTTGGATTAAATCTTCTTCTTTTCTAGCCTTTGTTTCTTCTTTTTTAAGTTCAACTAAGGAATTTTTGATTAATTTATCATTTACTATTTTGTAATATTCTTTAGATTCATCAATTAATATTTCTTGGTAATCATCACCAAATTCGTTTATGTTTTTCGAAGCACTAAAATCTTCAATAGTATGATTTGTTTTGTGATTATAAAATATTTTTTTCACGTTATTTAAAACAAATAAAAGTTAATTTTCCCGTACCTGACGGAGGTGTTGCATTTTTTGTCCAAGTTAGAGTGAATCCATCAGCATCAAAAGTTTTAACTTTACCTACTTGATAACCTCCACTAGAACCAAGTTCGACCACACCATCTAGATCCCTATACCAAACTGGTCCATTGATATTTCCTGTAGTGTAATTTAATTTTGATGAATCTGCAAAACCAATAGAAAAAACTAAAGCATTATCAATGTTTGCCATAGCAATTATTGAAGTTGGCATAAATCCAACTCCAGTATAAGAAACATCTCCACCTAATGCACTTGTATCCCTTGTTGAAGAAATAATTTTTGATTGTAACCGAGTTGTTACTCCTCCACTTCCAACTGCATTTAATTGAGTAGCTGTTGCTGTTAAAGCTACATCTTCGTTAATTTTAGGAGATGTTATCGTTCCTCCTATTATAGATGGAGTTCCAAGTATTGAATTATTAATAGTTCCCGATATTGCTTGTTGAAGTACGTTAGTTGCATTTATTCTTGCTGAAAAGTCACCAGCAGCAAAATTCTTTAAAACTGAAGTTCCTCCAGTTGTACCAAGTGTATTTTCCAAAGAAAGAATTATAGTGTTAGCAGTTCCATGTAAAACTCCAGCGTGGTCTATATCACCCTGTAATGATGTTCCAGCGTAAGTGGGGATAGTGTCTATCGTAGCTGGATAAGCCATTAGTCTGTAATAAATAGTAAGTTAGTTGTTCCACCTGTCACACAAGTAATACCTTCGTGAGTAGATATTCCAAATTCAAAAGATGTTGGAATTGATCCTACCGTACAAGTTATCGCTGTGATTTCATTAGCAGCAGTTGTTCCTGCAGCTGTAGCACAATCATAGACGGTTACTGTACCTGTTCTGTTAGCTGGAACATAGACTCTGACTAAATTTGCTGGTCTTGAAGCAACAACGGTTGTACCCGCAGCTGTTCCTGAAACAATTGTATATTGAGAAGCCGAAACTGGTTGCATATTTAGATAATAATTTTTAACTACCTAAATATTATTGTTAGTTTTATTTTTCGTCAATTAAAGGATACACTTCTTTTTCTACATCTTCGAAGAATTTAACCCATTTAGGAAGTAGGACTTTATCAAAATCATATTTACTAAGAATATATTCACGAGCATTATTACTCATTTTAATTCTATCTGTTTTATAAACTTTTTCCATTTTATCTAATAAGTCTTTAGTATCCGGAATACCAAAGTAACAATTACCTGCCGTAACAACGGTTTGTTTATTAGCCATTGTTTGACCTTGATTCTTTATTTGGTCGATAAGACTTTTATACCTATCTTGAAGTGGAGCGATTGATGATTGTTTTTGACTTATTTGAGTTTCATAATTCTTTTGGATATTAGGAATACTAGCTTGTAATGATTGAATAGCAGGTTGAATTGCTGATTGTTGAAGTTGATTTTGTTGGTTGTAATAATCTGTAAGACTATTTCTATTTGAACTAGATGATTGACTTCCTGGTTGTATACCTTTTGCTTTAGCATCAGCAGCAGCTCCAGCAGCATCCCAACCTGTGTATGCCTCTGAACCATATTGTGATATTGCTTGTTCTCGTGTTAATCCCATTTTTATTTTTTATATTCTAATAACTAAATATTATGTAATGTTTTATTTTTCGTCAAACTATCTTATCTTTAAAAATAATTCCTCTAAATGTAACACTAGTAGAACCAGGTAATTGAATAGTTAAAATTACATAACTAAAATCTAAAGAAGCTCCACCTATATAGGCATCTGTTGGTGATGAATTGTTTTCAAGTATGAAACCCATATTGTTTCCATTTGACCAACCTGCTCTAGAGATAATTTCTTGAACTTGTGATGTAACATCTGTTGAAAAATTAAAAAACCCACTCGTTTTAGGTTGTTCTTGGACTGTGTTAGCACTTGTTTTAGGTTTACTAGTATCTACTGATTGGACATTATCCTCATCAATCCCATATGTTATAAATTTTGTATTTTGATTTGTTGTTCCACTAAAATTATTTATCCATTCTAGTTGTGCCGATACTATTGATTGACTGTTATTTAAAGTTATACTATTGAATCTAGTCGCTGAACTACAACCAATTCCACCAACATTTCCTACAACACAATGGACAGTATCATCTCCTAACTCCCAATAAGAAGCTGTTGGAGGAAATTTAACCTGATTATATGGTTGAGTTAAAAAATGGTAACCTACTACAAGATTTTGAGTACCCATTTTTGCACTACTATCTTGGTATTGTGATTGATAATATGACTGATTCGGTACCATTGCTTGATATCCATAAGGATCACCTATTGTGTTTTGATAACATATAAAAGCTGGAACATATCCTAGATTATGACTTATTGTTCCATATACATTAGAATCACCAGCATTTATTGTTAAAGTTACAGTACTATCAGAGTGATATTTAAACATCGAATATTTAGAAGACATGATAATATCTCTAGGATCATTAGATTGTATTGAAGTACCAGCATTAACTACTTTAATTCCAATATTACTCATGCTGAATCTCCCATGATATAAACTTTAAATCTTGCTGTTCCAATATTAGTATCACTATTTTGAAAAACTAAATTTATATTAGAAGTACCTACATAAGTAACATTATTATTTCCACTAGGATAAATTCCAGCACCCAATAAATAATCAGGAAAACCCATTTGCCATACATTTTGTTGAGTTTCTGTGTATGGTATTACCATTGGAGAAAACCCTAAATTGTGATTAATAACTGTTCCAGCAGTTCCATTAAACCCTCCGCTATATCCTGGAACTACTATCGTTCCAAAATGTTCCTGTACAATTTTAACTGCACCATATTTTGAACTCATTACATGGTCAGTTGGTACAGTAGAACTTACATCTTTACCTTCTAACATGATTTTAATTCCATAGTCTCCCATTATATTGATTGTTGATAAAAAATATAATAATGAATAGTTCCAACGTTAGTTATATTAGATACAGCGTAGATATAATTTGAATCAATTACTACAGGACTAGATGTTATTTGTTGACCTACTAATAGTGATGTTCCATTAATTTGTTCCGTAGCAAAAAAAATAGGGGTATAAGGTAAACCATGTGCAACACTTCCAGAAGTAGTTCCAACCATATGATTTTTAAGCATATTAAAACTTGAACTCATTACTAATTCATCATCAGAACAAGTCTTAACATCAAATCCCTCTTTACTAACTTTCATTCCCCAATCTGCCATTAGAACAAACCTTGACCATATCCAATTAAGATACGATCAGTGGTTCCATCATTAACTATTATTTGTTTAGCTGCTCCATCTATAATTATTGAAGTTCCACCTAAAAATAGTTGTGATGTAATAGTCCCAGCATTTATTTTATCAGCACTAATTGTTCTTATATTATAATTCGCAACTGCATTACGGTCTGTGTTTGAATCAAACTCATAAGCATTGATAAAGTTCTCATTTTTAGCCGCTAGACTATCTGTTGCCTGTAAACGATTATTATAACCTAATTTTGTATAATCAATTGTTGGATCACTTCCTATCATTAGAACCCCTGCTCCTCGTAATCAATTGCGAATCCGTAAAATTTAAATGGATTAACTGTATTCGAGTCAGTAATTTTATAAAATAATAACTTTCCTCTTGAACCTTCTGGAAATGCCATTTTTTTAAATCCTGTCTGTAAATCTCCTAAATCTATCCATTTCTTACCAGCAGTATTAAAAGTATCAGCGATAGCGACCTGCATACGAGCACAACAACCTGGATTAAAATGAGCTCTCATAAAACTAAATTTCTTATCCATATCAGGAATTCCAAAATTAAGTACACCTTGTATTTCACTAACTATTGGTTGTCCATTGTCAGAACTTCCACCCATTTGATAGCATTGACCATTGGCAGCGCCGAATGCTAATTGAGGGAGTCCATTATTATCTATGTAAGAAAGCCAAGATAAAGGTTGATTAAAAAAAGAATAATTTGACCATTCGTTATGAATGTAGTCATATACATGTACACAATTATCAATTTCTTCATTTGCTATGTCTTCAATGACCGCTCCTACTGAACAGAAATATTGATACCTATGTGCGATACCTGGAGCAATAGGGAAAACTTGACCATCTATTCCACCTGTATCTCCTTGATTAACTATTTGGTGTTCTATTGGAATTGAAATAATTTCTGGCATTCCACCAGCATAAGACATATAACCGTTACGGTTTAACCAAAACCAGTAATTTTCTATTTCACCTAGAGAATATGGAGAGCTTGGACCTTGATTAGTTGGAACTTCTAAAAGTGAATATCCATCCCAACGATACATACGAGCATTATTTTTAGTGATACAAAGTCTATCATTAGCCACAAAGATCTTTCCAAGCTTACCTCCACCGCCTAAATCAAAAGATGATGAATCAGATGTTCCTGATGTGTTCCAATTGGTACCGTCTAATGAAGTTGAATAAAAAAGTGTTGAAGCTGTCCCTGCAACATAAATACGTTTTTGATATTCGGCTAAAAATTGTCCTGTTGGAGCAAGTGCCATAGTTCCAAAAGTAGTTCCATCAGAAGTATAACGAATAGGATTTACTCCATCTCCAATAAAAAGTTTATCTCCTAAAACTGCGTGTCCAATATGAGAATTACTAACGGTTCCATTTACAGTTGTCGTCCATACTCCAGTTCCTTGATTAGACGAAAATATCACTCCACCAGAAACTCTATAATTCCAAAATGTAGTACCATCATTTTTATAGAAAAAAAACATGTCTGTTACCGCACTACCATTAGCAGTTCCAAGATAGGTTGTATATCCATCTCTTACCTGTTTTGCTCCATGAGGATTTGGGTCAACATTAATACAAGATATTAATTCACCTGGTTGATGTAGGAAAGGACTTGTGTGTACATTTAATCCCCCAAATTTATATACTCTGTACTTAGATGTTGCCATTAGAAGTAATAATAAGCTTCATCTTCACTTATCGGCTCCAATGCTTTTATAAGTTCTGGACCAGATTCGTGTCGAGGAGTTATTTCTTTTTCAAATTTTAACCTTTCATTTTCAGCCATAGCCATAAAAGGAGCAGCAGCGTCTTGGTTATTATCTTTCATATAAGCCTGTGCCATTGCATAATCTATGAATGATTTTGAATAACCTCTCATTGGGACTGGAACTTCGTCACTGTCATTTTCAAGATTGACATTCAGTTTACTATATAGAATTTGTGCTGTTCCTGAATTTTCATTGGGTCTAAATCCAAAGACTGAATCACCTTGCCAGTAATAGATAGGATGATACATACTGAATACATCTGTAGGTTTAAAATCAGTAGAATCTATTTGATTACAAGTATAAGTTCCAGAGTTATCAATAAACCACATTCTACGGATATTTTTAAAATCAGTAGCTGTAATAGTACCAAATGCTTGATTTACTCCAATAGGTATATTCATAATCCCAATGGCGTAGTCCTTGTTTACTTTAATAGCAGTATTAGTAAGTTGGTCTTTCCATTCATTAATCCAATCATTTAAAGTATCGTCTGTAACAAAAGCTGAATTAAATAGTTTATCCCTTATTCGTTGTCTTATTCTATAGAGTGAATATTGTGAATTTCCAGCAGGTAGAATCCAATCTGAATCATCACTTATTGCACTAGTAACTGAATTAAAAAATTGAGTTTTATAAGCATAAGTTACCGCTCCAGAAGTATGGTCGTATTGAGTAAACAGATTATCTGGTTGAATTGAAACTGTTCCATCTGTAATTGCCGTTGCAGTTCCAGCAGTTCCAGTTGTAGAAACTTTAAAAATTATCTTATCGAATATAATAGGATAAACTGGAGTATCTGTAGGATGAGAATAGGAGGTGGTTCCGATAATTCCAAGTGCAGTACCAGCAGGTGCAGTACCATTCAAAACTTGTACCTCTGCTTGTTCTTCACCTGTTTCACCTATTTGGATTGCATAAGAAGCACTAAAAGAATTTATGTTTTTTACCGGAATAGATATTGCAGTCCCAATAGAAGTGCTTATATATGTTTTAGGAAGTCCGTTAATATTAGGATTTGGTTGTTGTATTATCATTAGCTATAAGTTAAACATAATAATAATCCCATAGGTTGCCCACTATTTTCAGTTGGAGTAACAGGAATTGTATAGTTATAACCTTTTAATACACTTCCCTTATATGGATTATTACCTAATAATAATGCAGAAGTTGGTTTTTGTCTAAAATTTTGAATTATAGATGGTTTTATCTTCCAAACAAAAGCAGAGTTAGGAATTGAACCTATTTTTAAATCTCTACCACCTATAGACACCGTTGCATTTAAAGCCACCATTGCATTTAAAGCAATCCCATCTGGGCTATAAACTGAATTATCATTAATTATTTTAGAATTTATTGGTTTATTTGTAATAACCATATTAATAAAGATAAGTATAGGAAAAATTAAACAAAGCTATATTTTGGTTATCAGAAATAGTTCCAGTTCCAATACAGTAATGATCTTTAGTTACCATAAAAAG